GTTGAAGAAATGTTATGCCTTGCTCGCACTTCTTCGGGAATCTCCCCTCCCGCTACCGAAGGATAGCCAAATTTCAAGATACTCCAAGCATCACGCATAGGAACTTGGCGAGAGGTCATGATACGCTTCATGTGTTCAGCCTCGGCATCGGGGTCAAAGCCGCCCTGTTCTTGAGGTTGCAAATGAGGGTACATACCATAAAAACGCTTTTTGTCAGCATCCAACTCTTCTTGTTCCATATCATGATACGGTTTACCCTCATATCCATCGGTATGTCCTTGATTACGAGAAAAGTCAATGTCGCTTTGACGGGCTTCCCAATCAGCCAGTGCTTCATCGTGCATGTCTTTTTCATTCATTTTACCACCTTGCGGCATACCATCACGGAGTTTACCTTCACTGTCAAACAAATCGGGTGTTCTATTTTTCTCGTCAAGTTTTTCAGCCAATGAAAATGATTCGTCTTCTGTCATGTCTTCTTTGAACTCCGGTGAGTCCATAGGGTCACTCAACGAACTTTCCAAGTTTTGCCCCTCAAAGGGTACTCTTTCGTTCATGAACTTGAGTCCGTGTTTCTCCGGGTTCTCTACAGCGTCCCTCATGAGCATATCACGGGCTTGAGTAAATTGCACATTGTCGAGTGATGGGGCTTTACCTCGTAAACCCATATCACGACTGGTTAATCTGTTTGCCCACCGTTGAAGACGAACTTCTTCACCATCTGCGGTAAGCACTTTTTGTCGGTGCGGCCTCATTGATTTAATTAGAACTTTCATATTTACAACCTCTTTGATTCGTCACGATGACCCATATTGTATTCCATTGGTTTGTCACAAGCACCACATGTGGCTCTCCACATAAAGTGAAGGAAACCGCAATGGGTACAGCGTGTACCTGCTCCGATGTTAAGCACATCACCTATTTCTTGATTGCGTTTGCGCTGTTGCGCTGTAATACCTTCAAGTGGTTTTTGAGGTTTAGTAACCACATCACTTCCATATTGAAAATCAGCCTTACGGTCTTGCTTTCCAGCACGAACAATGTCGCTTAAGTCAATGTTTCGTACATCGAATCCCATACCTACTCACCTCAAGCGAGTTGGTATGTCACCATGACAAAGATATTGCCCAACACAGGGAATACTTCGGTATCAATCACAGAACTCGTACTGCTTGAATCGGCAACCGCTTGGATTAGGTCTTCTACAACCCCTGCCCATGTAGCCGCCGCATTTACCTCTTTAGGCGAGAAAGGGCCAAAGCACTTTACGCCAACTTTGGTTAGTGATGCCATCGTTAGTCACCTCAAGAACGGCGACCAATTGCGATGAATGTACCTGCTTTGACAGGGAAACCACCATTGCCGCTGGCAATGAGTATGGAAGAACCGTTGATAATACACAAGTTGTTGAAGTGAACATCTTGTGCATTAGCCGCACCGCCTGTGTCAGTGATTGCCACTGCTGAAAGTGCGCCAGCACCGTTAGTGCCAGCAAAATCAATGCTTGCAAGTTGAGAACTCAAATCAATAGTGAGTGTTCCTGTGTCACCTGCGGTATAACTACCTGTGATAATCATTCGGTCACCGAAAACGGTTGGTCTTGGGTCAATTGTTGCTGTACTTGCCGCCATATTTTTTCACCTTATTCATTTGTTGTGTTTAGATGCCCTTCAACGAGAGCAAGGGCGGCGGTCTTCGTAAGATAACCACTACCCTTGCTCACTTCGTTGTCGGTCAACCACTTAAGGATTGCCTTTCGTGACCAACCGTTGTCGGGGATTCCGTCATTGCCACCGTCAACGGTGACTTCTTCATCCTCTTCAATTTTGAAGTGCTTTTCGGGTAGCGTATGTCGCCACTCGTCCAGCCATGCTTGTGTGACTTCGTTCACTTGCCCACGAATCCATGAAGTCGGTGAATCTCTTCGCCGTCTTTCATAGAATGGGCCTGTAAAGGTCACTTTAGGCATCTAAATCACACTCAGTTAAGCATCACTACGGTCACTGTTCCAGCACCGCCAGCCTCGCCGTGAAGGACGATTGCTGGAAGAGCCGCACCAGTCTTTGCGGCAGGAGCCGCACCAGTGTTGGTGAAGGTGGCTGATAGCGTCTTGTCGGCCACTGCGAAAGTGGTGCCGATTACTCCAATAAGTTTTGAAGCACCTGCTGTAAGAACCAGCACTTGCTCAGCGGCATCTGCCAAGGTAAAACCAATGGTTACCATTCGCATACTACCAACAGCGTTACCGTCAGCGTTTTGAGCGGTGAAACCAGTAAGAGTGCCGGGGTATGAACCACCAGCGTTACCGTCCAACCAACCTGTTTCGTCAATTGGTGTTCCTGTTCGCATATCTAAGTCCAAAAGAACTGATACAGTTCCAGTGGAGAAATCGCCATCGTCAAATGAGATAGTCAAGCCTTTTTGCGTCTTTGTTTCTGTTGCCATAATTTACACATCCATGTTTTTTGTTTCGCAACCCTCACTTGAGGTCACGGATTGAACCGTGTCCACCGAAGAAAGTCGTCCATAGTTCACCCATGGTTCGGTACATTCCTTCTTGTCCGAGGCGGTTGATAGCGAACGGGTCGCCAGTTTCAATACCACTCTCAAAGTATTGGGTTGGAATTGCTGTACTAAAGTACAAGTAATCAGTGTCAAGGAAGTACATGCGGCTCAAGGTGTCCGTTACAATGTCCTTAGATGGAATGATTGGAACACCGTTGTAGGTAGCGACGATGAAACCGGCTTCGATACCGGGCACACCCTTCACACCGTTGTAGGTAGGAGTAACTCGCTTCTCTTCCATAAATCGCTGTTGCGACTGTAGGAGTTGTTGCAAGCGCATCAAAGTGTCGTATCCAGTGAGGATGACCTTTGGATTTCCACCACGAGTCCAGCACTTTTGGAACAAGTTGTCCAAGTGGTCGAGGGAGAGAGTTCGGTCAGTACCGGAGTTCTCATCGTGTTCTGCAAGGGACCAAGAGTTTGCACTTCGGTCAATGCTGTACATGTCTTCTGCGCTGCCAGCGGAGGCACCAGTAGTCACACGGTCAAGAGATTCAAAGTCGTTTCCGGCAACAGTAGCCTTGTCAACAGTGAGCATCTTGTTGATGTGCTCGGCGTGGTGCTTACCCATTTCTTCCTTAAGGATAGCACGAATGTCGCCAAGTCCGTCGTCCTTGTCGGAGAGGAACATAGCGGTTTCGCTCATGTCGAAGGTGTGAACCACAGTCTTCGGCTTTGCGGCAATGTGCTGGAAGGTAGGCTTGGTGGTGTCCGGTAGGGTTGCGTTTTCTGCAACACCGCCGCCAACAGTAAACGAAGGTCGCTCAGTGATGACTCGCCATCCACTGCGTTCCCATGGTCGCTTTGGTAGAACTGAGAAGGCGTTGAACTCTTGGTTCAACTGTGACCAAACTTTGCGACCGTAAATTGCTTGGTAAGTACCAGCAGTGGTCGAAAGCATAGGTGCGTCAGCCTTGAGTAGTTCGCTACCGGAGTAGGAATAACCCATTGCGTTCCCTGCGCCGTAGTAGTAGCGTTCCATGTCTGTAATGTTTCGGATATAATCTCGTGCCATATTTGTTCACCTCATTTATTATTTGTTTTTCAAGCCCCTCGCAAGGTACGCTGTGCAAGCGAATGAACCTCATCCCAACCCATGTTGGCGAGGTCTTGCGTGGAAGGTACATCGACGGAAGAAACAGACTTTTGGATGGAGGTTGAGCCACCATTTCCAAGGTTGTCAATTCGGTCGGAAAGTTGTTCAAGAGATTTCACGATTGCCGAAAGAGGTTCTCGTGCGTCGAAAGCGGCTTTTTCATTTTGAGCCTTAGCGATTTCGACTTCTTGGTTGAATCGGTTTGCAAAGTGACCTTCAAGGCTGTTGCGGAAACCTTGTTCTTCTGCGGCGGCTTTGTAGACTTCGTAAGCCGCTTCAATATCAGCATCGCTCACATTGGCCGCATTGAGGTAGCCCTTAGAAAGTGAAGCCGGTCCCATTGCACCAGCAGGTGTTTTTCCACCGGATGCTGTGATAGCGTTAATTGCACCAGTTGATGGGCTTCCGTTCTCTTGTCCTCGGCCACGGACTTGACCACCGAAGTAGTCAGCACCGTCAACAGCGTCGGGGTTGTCGAAGCCACCAAGTTGTGCCTTCTCCAAGTTG